AAGGCGTCCTTCCGGTAGCCAGAATTTGAAATCCGCATGAACGTGGCCATCTGGCGCGCGCCAGACTTTAGCGGCCGCACAGATATCAATTTTGTTTGACAGGTCAACGCCCACCCAGGAGGAATAGGTTTTAAGTTCGTGCTCCGGGGCGATAAACTCGCATCTCTCCCATTTCATCATGTCCATCCAGGCTGACTCAGCGGTAACCCAGATATTCATGTGCTTGGTGAAAAAGTTAATTCTGGCCGAAACCTGCTCTTTCGCCTTTTTAGCCAGGCGGCGCAGGTCATCCCAGCGCTTACAGATACCCAGCCCCGGATTCGCCTTCTGCCAGACTTTTTCATCAAAGGGATCGTCACCTTCATCTAAGGTGTAGATGATGGCAAAAAACGTATCGTCTTTTACCAGCCCACGCAGCACCTTGATGGCGTAATCACGCAATTCGTAGCAGATGCCTTCTTTGTTGAAACCGGCGGTGGTGATACCGAAAAGCAGCGATTGCAGACGAGCGCCGGTTGCCGTCTCCAGAACGTCCCAGACGTCACGGGTTTTGTGAGCATGCAGCTCGTCGACGATGGCACAGTGGATGTTCAGGCCGTCGAGGTTGTTCGCATCTGATGATAAAGGCTCGAATTTGGAGGCCGTTTGCTCCTGGTAAATAGCGAGCTTGTTGAATTCGAAGATCCGCCCAAGAGTGGCTTTCGCCTTCTTGACCATATTCTTCGCGTCTTCAAAAACAATTCTCGCCTGGTCACGGGTGGTTGCAGCGGAATAAACCTCCGCACCGCCCTCGCCGTCGGCACCAGCCATATAAAGCCCCACGCCGGAGCAAAGAGTCGATTTGGCATTTTTACGGGCCACCTCAACATCTGCTGTACGGAAACGCCTGACCATCACCGGCCGACCGCTGCCGTCGTTACGCAGAACGGTTTCCCCCGTCTCTTCGTTAACCAGCGGGATAACAAAACCAAAAATATTAATCAGGATGAAAACGTGCCAGTCCATCAGCTCAATAGGCTGGCCTGCCAGTGCGCCTTTGACGTGAGGCACAAAATTATAGAAATTCAGAATGTGTTGCGCGCGCGGCTCACTGAAGAAAATACCGCGCTCTTCGCCGTGTGCCAGATCGTCAAGAAAACGCTGACAGGCAAGGCGCACATACTCACAGGCAATAATTTCCCCCGCCACCACCCTCTCGGCATAGCGGATGCCTTCTGCAACCTTAGCCATTAATCCCTCGCTTTCATAAACTCGGCCAGCGGATCAACCGCATCAGGACCTTTTGCATTGACTTTAGAGCGGCTGGCTGGCGTCATGCCAAACTCACCGAGCATGGCGCGCAGACGTTTCCAGGCATCAGCTTTCATGATGGCCGCCGGGTGAGCCTTGATCAGCACATCCCCGCTCTGCGTTTCGGTCCGGTAGGTGTAGCCCTCAACTTCAAGCGTGTCGCAGTGATGCCGGTATTCGGTATAGACCTCAACCAGCAGCTCAAGGGCTCTGGCATCGAGCTGAGACATCACACCGATAGCATCAAGCTCGTCGGCCATCCGTTTAAACCAGTATTTCCCCTGCTTGTCGAAATGCTTCGGCGTTGGGGGTACCCCTGATGGGGGTTTTGGTTCGTTCTCATTGATCGGGCGTTTAGATGGGTTACCCCTCACCAAACGTAGATGGGTCGGGGTTTTCGGTGGTCCAGACATAATCGAAAACTCCTATTAATCATCGAGTGGGGGACCCCATAAAAAAGTTTTCTAACCTGCGGCGATGTGAAAAGAGGTTAGGCGGCGGTCCTTTGGCGCGTCGTTCCTGAACTTTCAACCCGCCCTCCCCCTCGGCCGATTCAAATGAGAAGTGATGTCATTTGAGTCTTTCGACCGCTGTTTTCGCCCTGTGGCAGGGCTTGCAGAGGCTTTCGAGGTTGGACAGGTCATCGGTCCCCCCATTTGCTTTGGCGGTGATGTGGTCCACCGTCTCAGCGGGTGTATACCTTCCATTTCGCAGGCATTCCTGACAAAGGTGTTTATCTCTGTCGAGAACGATTGGGCGCAGCCTGTCCCATTTGCTGCCATAACCTCGCTGATGTCTGCTCTGTCCTCGCTGATGCTGCTGCCAACCTTCGTTAAGGTGCTGGGGACAATAGCCTGAGCGGTCAGTGGTTGTGCCAGGGCAGCCACGCTTGCGGCATGCTCTCGGTATTAACGCAGGCATCAGGCTAACCTCCACGCCCGGCGGCGTTCTGTGCGTGGCGCTGAGTCAGGGTGACGCTCAACCGGTTCGCCGTCTGCATGGTCCACCAGCGAGTAACACGGATAGATCACTGAGCCACCCCATGCATCACCCACAGCGTAATCGGCGGGCTTGCTGTTATCCCAGCGGGATAGCACGCGCTGCACATGCTCAGGTGGGACGCTATAGCAAACGCCATGAATGAGTCTCGATAGCGTGATGTAATCAGCGCGTGTCTTATCAGCCACGATTAGCCGTTCAGCAATCTGCATCTGATACTGTGGAGGCCGCCCGGTACCGAGGTAAAAACTCAGCATGTGACACGGGAACCGCGCCAGCCACACAGCAACCTGATCTATAAATCCACTGACTGGCAGGGCATCGTCCTCCAGCACCACTACCCGGCAAGGTTGCTCAGCAGCCCATTCGATAGCGCGACGATGATTCCAGTTCGCACCGTGGTTACCGTCATCAATCAGCAGATGTGCATCCAGCAGCGCAGCAAGACGTTGCGCATGTCCTGTGCGAGAGTGATGGCCGACCACCACAAACTTTATCTCTTCAGCCACCAGCGAATCTCCAATAAAAAAACCGCACAATGGCGGTTACTGTCTGTTTATCAGGGTGTTGTGCTTAACAAGTTTGAGTTAATCTCATAAAAATAATTAAGGAGTGGATTAATGGATAAAACATTAAAATATAATCGAGCTCTGCAGCTTGAGGTTTTGAATGCTTTAGTTGACTGTGCACCTCGTTCATTAACATACCCACAGGAGCTTGAACTACTTGAAAAATTTCAAGATGAAGACCATTTCATTGCATGTCTTCTGTATCTTGAAATGCACGGATTGATAAGTAATCCGCTAATAAAAAGTCAGACTTTAGGTGAAGGCGTTAAGTACATTTTTAACTCACACTCATGTTACATCACCGAGAAAGGTATAGATTTCTTGCTTGATGATGGCGGTTTAAGTGCCATTTTGAAAGTTCAAACTGTAAGACTTCACAATGACACTATAATTGCCCTTGAGGACATAATTCGGGTAGCAAATATGCCTGAAGATCAGAAGAATGGATTGATTTCAAAACTTCGAGAGCTTCCGGCAGACGCCATAAAACATTTGACCCTACAGCTACTGACTCAGGGGGCTCTGAATCTACCGAGCGCAATTCAACTAATTCAAAAAGTCCTCCAGTAGGGCTAAATTCGTCTGAGGGGCGGATTAATTCAAATTTGCCCCATCCAAGCGTACTACTAAGAGTTATCCAGAACGCTTGCCGCGTGTCGGCATGAATGTAAAAGCTATTTTTGTGCATTACAGCAGTAAAGATATTGATCGTTACTTGTGTTTCCACCATGCGGCCTCCTTACCGATACCATCAGTTTTGAAAACGGTATGTACCAAAGGGCCGGTGACCAGCCTGTCAGCGAATGACTGCGCGACAATACCGAACGCCAGCATGTCACCCACCGCGGCGCCAGCCTGTTCTATCTTCCAGAACCGATAACTCTCGATCCGGTAGTAAAGACGAATGATGCCGTGAGCGAACGCCATTACATCAGCGCGGGTGCCACCCAGCAGGCCAGCGTTAAGCATCACATCGTTGCGGTGCTCTTCAATGAACTCCTGATAGATGCGCTCAGGATGATTCTGTTTCGCCCAAGTGTCGGCGTATGTCTTCGGTTCTGAACCGACATACACCTTTCCGGCTTCCATTTCTTCCCACGGCGCGCGAAGCATTTCGACATCGGTACCATCGGTACACCAGACGAACCGGTATTCAGGGTGTTCTCGCAGGTGCTGCCAGATGTGCAGCCAGCGACGGAAGTAGACATTCATCTTCACGTCAGGTACGAGATACAGCTCAACATCGGCCGGGGCCGTCAGTAATTCATCCACCAGCGCTATACGCCCACACTGGCGAAGCGAGGCCGCCCATTTGCTCAGCATGTCAGGCGAGGCCGCCATTTTCGTGCCGCGCTGCGGGTCAGGCTGACTGGTGAGCAGCGTTGTGATAACTACATCGCGCTGCTGACGGTATTCAACGTAACCAGTAAACCCGGAATCACGCCGTTCGTTGTGGATCTTCACGTTACGTTCCACCAGCGCCTGTCGGTCGGGACGCGGTACCGAACGCTCTACAGCTTCATGCTCATCGAGAGAATGGATCAGCTTTTCTGAACCGACCACATCAGCGTAAGCCCATGTCGTCAGGCCAGCATTATGGATGCGCAGGGCGAGGTCGCTGTGTTCGTACATGCCGCGACCGTAAACGGGATCGAAACCACCAACCTTCTCGATAGCGCTACGGTGGTAATACAGCATCACGCCGCGCTGCCCGGTGTATGCGATGTGCTTATCATCCCGGTACAGGACCGCCATATCCTTCAGCTTATTCGTCCCTGCCAGATCGAGAAACTGGTAAGCCAGGTGTGGCTCGGGTGATTCGATGTATGGCAAGTGCCAGTTATCAGCGATGGGCCAGGCGTCATCGTCCCAAAGGAAAAGATGCTCACACCCGGCATCCATCAGCGCGGTTAAACTGGCGTTCTTCGAAGCAACAATGCCAAGTGATGTTTCATGGCGAAGCAGCTGCACGCCGTCAGGCACTACTGCGGCAGGTTTAGAGCCATCGTCGATAACCACCACCAGCGCCCCGGCGGGCAGATGTTTAATGTGCTGCTCAATAGCGCGGTTTAAAACGTCTGACCGGTTGTGGGTAGTAATGGCAATGCCAATCCGTGACGCTGAAGCGCAGGCAGGCACAAACGGGACACCATCAATAGTGACCTGCATTAGATTTTCCTTTTAGACGTGAGCCTGTCGCACGGCAAAGCCGCCGAAAGTTATCGGTTTGCCCAGGCTCACAGCTGAAAGACTTTCTTTGATGTGCGCGTGCGATGCGCATAAAACCAAAACCATGTAATTGCTAGGATTATTAATTTTGGATATGGTGACTACTCAGTCCGTTGATGGTGGGACATCAGCGAACCTAAACAAGAGGGATGGCTGATTACCTCTTATAAGGATTTTTATGGCTACAACTTCTTGCCCAAAGTGCTCATCTACAAGGTTCGAAATGAAGGAGCACCCTGTCTCGAACAGTAATTTTCGTATCCTTTTCATCCAGTGCGCGTCTTGCGGCGCAGCTGTAGGAACAACGGAATATCTCAATACCAATAGTTTGATTAAAAACCTTGCCAAAAAGCTTGGATTTAGTCTTTAAAAGATAAGAGCAGGTAGTCAATCGTTGCCTGCTCTTCCCCATATCTCACAGGGGATGCCGTAAACATTATCCGGTTGTGGGGACAACCATTATCAAGCCCGCCAGCAGGTGAGCTTTGTAATGGCTAAAACTCAGTGTCACTTCGGCCAACTGATAAAAAACATAAAACCGATGAATGCGAAAAACAGTCCAGCAGCTCCAGCAATAAGGATTAGAGCCCAAACAAGAATAGTTCCGATGGTTGCAATCACTTGGACCTCACTTCCTTTGGATTATGACAGATAGCCTGCCACGCTTTGTTATGCGCCAGGATGTCGCGCTTCGTCTGGCGGTCCAGCACATCCCAGTCGTGCGCTGTGCCGTAGATGGGTTTAACCCAGTCGCATGCCGTGTCCACTACCTCAACCCTTACGGTTCCAGTTTGTGCGCAGCTCGCGATCAACATCGTCATCAGGCATATGGTTAACAGTCTGCTGTACATTGCTGGCCTCTTTCGTTGCTTCTACCCGGCGTTCGGCTGCTGTGACCGTTGCCGCTGCGTTATCTTCGGTGCGCTGCTGGTCGGCTTTCGCTTCCGCTTTGCTGGTGCCGCGAATATGGCCCAGACCAAAAGCGCCTGCAATGGCGGAAATGACCAGTGCGGCCAGCCCGATTATCGTTTCGATACCCACATTCACCTCACACCAGAACGGATTTCGCCAGGTTAAACAGCGCGCGGCGTTTATCCAACCCGTTTCTGCCGCCATTGATAAGAAGCGTCACGCGCTCCACGTCGCCGGAATGAAGCAGGCAACCGCGAGACGAATAGAACCATGCAGCTGAGCGCGCGGCGTATTCATCCTCTTCAAGCAGCTCCGGGTGGGTAACAAGGTCCAGTTTCAACGCCTGGCCACAACTGCGATAGTTGCTCAGGCCGGTAATCTGTTTCAGCCCACGACCGCGATATTTCCAGCCATCTCCGGCAACCTGGTTGCCCAGGTGTTCTTTTCCCCACTCCCCACCGTATACCAGATTGGCTATCGCTTTCTGGTTTGCCGGTTGCGTTGCAGTTCTGCCAAGTGCGGCGGCCTGCTGTTGCGTGATGCGGTGGCTGCCGAACGTAGGTACCAGGTTTTCTGCCGCGTAATTCAGGTTCTCCACCAGCCGGGTAAATCTGGTGCTTTCATGCCCCATCTGGGCAATGAACATGGCCTGATCAAGCGGTGCGGTAATGCCGTATTCCTTCATAGCGGCGTCGATATGCGGAAACCAGCGCGCAGCTAACCCGGCGCTGATACCAGCCGCCCTCTGAAATTGTGTTTGGTTCATTAGTGCCTCAGTGCATCAACCAGGCGCGCTACGTTTCCCCGAGCCCAGAGAACGGCGGCGCATATAAGGACGTTGACCAGCACCACAAACCAGTGCGATTCGTGATACAAGCCGAACAGGTAACGGAAAGGGACGCTGGCATAAACCAGCACCGTGAAATAAGCCATCAGCGATATCAGTGGACGATGTCTCGCCCCTCCACGCTGGTAGAACATGAGGGCAAGAACGATTACCCCGCAGATGATGGCATTCGCCATTGCACTCGGATCACTTGTTACCATTGCTGGTCCCTCCTCCACGTAAACGAGAGAGAATTCCAAACAGGCTACCCAAATCCTGGCTGTTGACGAACGTCAGCAGCTTAATCGCAATAGCGGCTACGATTACCGCGCCCAGCGCATCAAGTGGCCTGTCGCTATACCCCGTCCATTTGGAGAAGTAAGAGCCAAGAAGTGGAGCGCCAATAACGCCGAAGATGAATGAGGTGATGAAGTAGCCCACCAGCTTAAGGCGGCTGATATTAACCGCCGTAGCGACATAGAACACTGCACCAGCGAATGCGCCAAACACCACACCGTAATCAATACCGGTTGCCAGGCCAAAGATACTGGCCCCCATAAGACCACCAGCCGCTACCGTTGTGCCAGAAACAGGATCGGACATTTAGCCCCCTCTTATTGCCGTGAGTCCTCTCAGAACGAGGGGAAACAAAAAGGCCACCCGGAGGCAGCCCTTAAAATAAAAAACCCGCAGCAGTGGCGGGTTTATGTTTTGATTTGTTGCTCAGTACGCTTTACTGTCCCGAGCCTAACACAATTTAAGCACTTTCCTGCTCACTCTGCAACTTAAATCTGTCGCGATTTGTGTCGAACGCCTCACAAAGTGGTGCGTAAAGGATCGATTCTGCAAGACTGACCCATGTATCAATGCGACGACGGCATGTAATAAGGGTCCAGCCGGGGTGTTTTGAATTAAGTTCTTTAGCCATCTGGAGTTTGCTTTTACGCAGACGATGACGATCAACAATCACACTATACAGCCCACGGTATTCTTCGTTCATCAGCACTGCCGCAATAACGCCGTCAATCTTAAGCCCCTCTTCGTCCGAGCAGAACGCCAGGCAAGTTTTGTTTTTACTGTCGAGAATTTCACGAAGGTATGCTTCCAGCTCGGGTTTAGTGATGCCGGATTTCTTCATGCGGCGCAGCGCATCGTTGATGGCGGATTTGGTTATTTTCCCGGATGCCAGCAGCTGGTTGAACATGTTTCCGCCCGAGCCACCACCGATATAAGACCAGCGGCCCCACATGCGGAGCTTTCCCTGTACCCAGATACTTTCGAGAGTGCGAAGGCGAACCAACTCGCCGGATTTGCCAACTTCTGAAGGATTGATCATTTGCGTCTCCACTTACGCCAGTACGCCGATTGCCAGCGAACGATCTAAAAACCGAAACAGCAGCGTTAACTGGTCGCCGCGCTTCGCTTCAAATGCCACAGGATCAGCGTGCAACTCATCGTGATGCGCTCTGCACAGCGGTATCACAAACAGGTCGTGCGCTTTTGTTCCCATTCCACCCTGCCCGTGGCCTATCAGGTGGTGGGGGTCGTCTGCCTGCTTGTTACAGCAGACGCAAAGCTGGGACTTTACCCAGCGTGTCCAGTTCTCATTAACCCAGCGGCGGCGCTTTGGCCTAAGCATGAAAGATTCCGGTGACTCAGGGTCTACCTTAACGGAGACAACCTTCTTCACCTTCTCCTGGAGGATTTCAGTCGCCGGTAACGACGGAACAATGTCGCTTTCCCTCATTACGGAACTGTGCGACTCAGGCTTAATCCTGAGGGCTTTGCTCGCCACTGGTTCAGGAATAAGGTCAGCCAGATCGTTGCGTACCATCCACCAGCAGAATTCCGGAAGCGTCAGGGTGTGGTCTTCGCTGAATCCCAGCATAATATTCACCCTTCCGAGTAACCATTTTACCAGGTTCTGCATGGCAATTCCTGCGAGTCTTTCAGTAGTTTGTTCACGCAGTTGGTTATCGCATCCCCAACAAAGGCGAATGCTCCCGGGTGCGTGACGCATCACCGTAAAGTCCTTTGAGTGCCAGTCATTGTGGGGCCACTGACATTCGAATTTACGCTCAAGCCAGGCATCAAGACTGCTAAGACCGCCAGCACGCTGAATAACCCTCTCGTTCAGGAAAAGCTCCTGCATACTGACATCATCTGTCAGTGGCTGGTGCGCTTCAGGAATCAGGCCAGATGGAAGGTGCTGGATTGCTTCGGAAGGTGTTTCAATCACCACCCGGCCACGACGAAACAACCACAGCAATTCGTTACCTGGGCGGAACAGTACCACCCCGGACATTGGTGCAACTTCAGGTGTCAGTAATGCTCTCACTGTTACCTCAGGCTACGATGTCGATTATTTTAAGAAGCTCCGCAAACTTCGACTCAAAGAAATGAGGCTGAGTTTCTCGCGGGTTCGCAGGACTGGTGATGTTCTTGCCATACATGCAGCCTTTGGCAGTAAGTGACCAGAACTTTTTAACACCATTCACTCCAGACCGACTGTTTCGCTCTTTTTGTTCCACAATCCCAAAGCGGGACATCATGTGATAAACCTGATTGGCGGTGATGCGGATGTTTTTTGCTTTAAGCAGAGCGCTGAGTGATTGTGTGGGACGGCTGGACCCATCCTGCGCACCGGCAGGTGCATCGATCGCGTAATGCGGCATCAGATCTGGAAGACCAGCTACCTGCTGGAGTTTTTGATAAGCACCGAGCCTTGAAGAGTTTGAGAGGTTCAGCATTTTCGCCGCCGATTCAAGCAGGATCACGCCAGCCTGAATTTTGTCGGATGTCGGCGCATTGGATGCAGGGTTCTGTACGGCATCGAACGTTCTGATGACTTTGAGGTTAAATTTCGGGCTGATCCACATTGCATAGGAATAAACCAACTCCTTGCAGACGAATGTCCCCTGGTTAACACCACCAGTAAGGGTGACCAACGGGGCCGCTCCTGTAATTCCAGGAGCGCTCGAAATTTCAGCGATGAGTTCTTGCGTTTGGGTAAGACAGGACCAGTTGGAAGGCTGGTGACGTTTTTCACCTCCCGCCGCACGATGCAAATCATTCAGGCAGTAACGACCATCAAAATCACGGCGTACGGAAACGCCATCAATTACGAATAACTGATTCATATGTTTCTCCACTTGTTGTAGTGCGAGCGGGTCTGCACTCCCGCTTCGCTGACACTTTTTAATCTAACACTCATGCGCGTACCAATGCATTGCTATTTTGCCTACCATTTTCGACATAGCTGGCGATCGTTATTTCAACCTTCCCGCCAGGTACCTGCGGTGCCCACTCCACCAGCATTCGTTTAACCTGACTGTCATCCTCCCAGATGCCTGCATGTGTCAGTGCATCAAAAAGCGCCTTGTTGTAATTGTCGATATCGCGGCGGCGGGCATCTGGTGGATAGAGAATGATCTCAACCGCCGCTGGCGCTGTGGTTGGTTTAGGCAGGCGGCGTAATTGTTCAATAATCGCAGCGCAAGCAGCGCTCTGATATTTGCGGCCAGCAGCACTGATGAGATGGCGTCCTGCCAGCGGTCCCTTATTGGGGGCTCGCCAGTAGGTGTTTACGCTCGGAGGGAACGGGAGCACCAGTTTCATAACGTCACTCCCTGTTTTTTCAGCCATTCAACAGCGTTATCTCTGGCCTTATCTCCACCGGATAGTAGGTCTTTGATGATCGTCACTGGATCTGCATCCCATTCCGTTTTGACGACGGTAATGCCCCTGGCTGCGCCAGGAGCAACAGTGATGTAACCCTTTTTCTTAAGTGACTTCACGTGCGCTACAGCAGCGTTCGGTGATGCGCAGCCAATTAATCCGGCAAGCTCCAGCATCGTAGGTGGGAAGCCAGCCTTTTCGATATGAAGCTTGATAGCTTCGAACACTTCATTCTGACGCGGCGTTAATTCGATCATGACTCGACTCCATAACGCCCGTTCAGGCGTCCGATTACGCTATTGAACATCACCAGGCTAACTCCCATAGGTTTAACCTTCTCGTGGTACTCCTTCAGGATCGGAGGCACTACGACATTCCAGCTTGGCTTTGGCTTCTGCTTTAGGGCTTTTTTGATGGCATCGTTGCATTGACGGGCTACATCACGCACAGCGTTCTCATGCTCGGTAGATAGCTTTTTCATGCGGCGCGCTCCTGTTGTTTTTTCATGGGAACGGCAACTGCCGGTATAAGCTCAACGGCTGGTGATTCAGATTGATTTCCCCAGTGGTCCCAGCCAGGCGCACCGCAACGGCTGAATAGTTCGATGCGTGGGACGTCACCGTAAAGCTCCTCCAGACGGAAACGCGCCTCTGCTGGCTTCTCGCTGTGCTCACCGAGTGGGCTGTAGATAACCTGCTTGATGCTGGCACACTTGCGTTCAAGTCCATTTCCCCTGGTGGCGATCAACAGGTCTTCGGTATTGGCTCGGGTGTAGTTCCCGCCGTTCATGCGTGTCTGTGCGTTCAGCAGGTCGAGGAAGTCGTAAAAATCTTCCACACGGCCTGTCAGAAGTGCTTTGTTGATATGCTTCTCTGCCAGTGGGTTGAACTTCACCCAGGTAAAGCCCTTCATCGTGCGAACTTTAAAGCCCCATGCTTCAGCCAGCTCGATAGCCTCTCGGGTGTGCGTACCGGTGAACCACATAGCCAGAACAGCATCCTCGGCAGCCAGGTCCCAAACCGCGAGGCGCTTCATGTCGATAAGTTTCATCGTGCCGTAATGGTTATTTGCAGCGCCATTGCTGATGGTGTTCCCGTATTCCCACGCAGGGTCGGCATAAATCAATGAATATTTCATCAGACATTCCTCGCTCGGCCAGCCAGACACCATGCATCAGAGGGTGCTTTCACTTTCGGCGCCATGCTCAGGCAACGCTGACGCTCAATCAGTATCTTCATCCGCTGCTCTTCGTTCTTAGAGCGATTAAAGGCATCCATCAGAACCGTGGCTGCACGCTGGTAGAGACCTTTTTCAAACAGGCCTTGAGCCTTATCCATCATGGTGGTCACAGCCGGATTCAGAGCTTCTTCCTGTTCTGGTACAGCTGGTTTATCAGCCCGGTTGATTTTCAGTGCAGAACGCCCCTCGCCAACCTCCCCGCCCGGTGCTTTGGCAAAATACTGGTAGCACTTGCCGTTATGCTGGCGGGTTGCGCGATTCAGTTTGACCAGATGGCATACACCGCGCTGAACAGCATGAACGTCGTACTGTGGCATTGATGCCGCAATCTCTTTGTTCGTTAAGCCAGGATTAACGGCGATGAAAATTTGAATATCTTTCAGAAGGCTCATGAGTTCGCTCCTCTGAAACCTGCCGGGATGACTTTGTCTGGCTGACCGAATTTCAATGGATCTTGTTTGCGGACAGCGTCCCAGTCCTCGCGCTTAGGTCGGCCTTTGCTATTCCAGCGCAACGCGTTCTGCAAATATCCTTCGAACTTCGTTGGCCTGAACAAAGTTGTAGGCTGCATGTGTTCGTAGTATTTCGTGTCTTTCCACTGCTCGTGCTTGTAATCAATAACCAACAGCAACTCATCGTGTGTGAAGTTCTCACGAAGTCTGGCGCGAATATTATCCAGGGAGCTTTTCCCCTTGCGGAATGTCTTACCAGTAACGTCATTGAGATGGTTGAGGATTAAGACTGCCTGACCAGTTATCAAATCAACCTGATTGACACATGCAGTGTCGGGTTGCGACGCAACCTGACAATTAGGTTTTTTATCTGATGGATCAGTAGTTGATTTTACTGACGGATCCCCACCAGATTCTGACGGGTGAAAACTGCCATTATTACTGTTTTTCGACGCATCAAATTTTGACGGGTCGGATTTTGACGCGTCAGATTTTGACGCGTCAGATTCTGACAGGTGAGAAAAGGCAGCCGCCTGTAATTTCGTAACATTGAGCTGGTAAACATTCGATGCATTACGGTTGCCTTTACGACGCTGCTGGCGGGTTAACCAACCGTCTTTTTCCAGCTGAGATATAGCTGTGCGAACCGTGCTCTCACCAGCACCAATCTGGCGCGCGATGGTAGCAATAGAAGGCCAGCTAACCCCTTCATCACTGCTGAAGTCTGCCAGGCGCGCCATGATGGCAACGCTGGACAGCTTCATGCCTGAAGAAGCGCAAGCGTCCCAAACGTAACCGGTTAATTTAGTGCTCATGGTCGTCCTTTAACTCTGTAAATTTACGCTGGAATTGCTCAAGAGGGCTGAAGCACTCATGATCGTACCCTTCGCGGAGGTATATAACGCGTCGAGTCTCGGGCTCCCATCTGATAACGTGGACGGTGATGCCTCTGTGGTCTCTGAATCGCCGGTCAACTTCAGCCATTCCTCACGCCCCTTCTCGTTCATCAGTGCAAATGCCTCTACCATCGCGTTCTCAGGCTGGTAGTTGTTCTGATCCGCCTGGTTGTTTAATCTCTCCACATAGCCGAACGGGGAGTCTTTTCCCACCAGAGGAAGGCATCTGAATTGCTTCGCTGGTCTCAATCGGTTTAAACTGTTCATGCGTTAGTTTCTCCACTGAATACGACACGCCACGACGCCCGGAGCTGCACACTCGCGGGCGTCACTTCTTTTGGCTTTTCTTACGGCTAAACAGCGCGACAATCGCGCGGATCTCTTCTTCACGCGCTGCCAGATGACGGCGGTGATATTCGTTGATTTCTTCAGCTTCATGACGTTCGATTACTCCATCTTCGAGAGCTGTCTGGATCACGGTATCAACACGTCCACGCGCTGCTGACGTCCTCATGGCACGATCAAACAGGTCGACACGATCAAGGTCTTCAAGTTGAGGAACGTCCACCAGCAGCGCGCCACGGCGACGGGCAAAGTAATCCGCCAGGAGGGAAGTATTCGAGATGTCTTCCATCGCCTCCAGCTCGTTCACTTCGAAGAAACGGCAGCCGTTCTTCTCATACAGGTTGTTGTTGAACTGCGTTACTGACATGCCAAGAGCACCGGCCATAGCTTCACGGCCTCCTGGGTACGCTTTGCACATCGCTTTAACTACTTCTTTCAGACTTGGCTCTACCATGTTGTTTTTCCTTTGGTAGTTACGAAATGCTGATTGCTGGGTTACGGTGTTACTGCAACGTCAGGATCAGCAGGTTTGTTTTTGTTAGGGAATGGTCGTACTTCCTCGGCTTCAATTTTCCCGTCTTCATTAACCAGGATGTTTACCCTGCGATTACGCTTGAGGGCTTTACTGATGGCACTTTGGTATACCCCAAGAGCTTCAGCTGTTTTGGCCTGACCGTTTTCCAAAACATATTCAGATAGCGGAATAATCTTCATTGGTTTTCCTCGTGGTTTGCACATAAGGAGTATCACTGTTAGTGATAAACATGTCAACACTAGCGGTGATTGGTGATTATGCCGTGCGGTGATAAATTATGAGAATGAAAAAGAAACCATTGACCGCCGAACAAATTGCCGATGCCAACAGGCTGAAAGCTATCTTTGAGTCCAAGAAAAAAGCGCTGGGGCTCTCACAGGAGCTTTTGGCTGAACAAATGGGTATGGGACAAAGTGGTGTCGCTCAGTTACTAAATGGCACAAATGCTATCAACGCTACCCATGCTGCACAGTTCGCTAAAATTCTCGGAGTAAAAGTCGATGATTTCAGCCCATCCCTTGCAGCTGAAATATCAGCTATGTTTGAGGCGATTGCGAACGGAAGGAATCATTCCTCTGTGTATGAGTACCCGCTATTAACCGAAGTACAAGCTGGCTCATTTTGCCCGGTTAATACATACACAGAACGAGACGCGAAGGAATGGGTTTCAACGACTGTTAAAGCCAGTGATTCTGCCTTTTGGCTTGAGGTATCAGGTCATTCGATGACTGCCCCGCCAGGAGTAAAACCGAGTTTTCCTGAGGGAATGCTTATACTCATAGATCCAGAACAGGATGTTGAGCCTGGTGATTTCTGTGTTGCAGGTATCTTCAACGATTCAGAGGTCACTTTTAAAAAATATGTTCGAGAAGATGGGAAGCCATGGCTTGAACCTCTAAACCCCAGCCCTCGCTATCAGGCCATTGAATGTAATGAGAATTGCAGGATAATAGGCAAAGTTGTTAAGGCCCAATGGCCTGAAAATATCTTCGAATAAGGAGCCATCCGGCTCTTTTTTTTGCATCTTTTTTCACCTTAACAATCATAAAGTTAACACTACTGATGATATTTTTATCACTACAGGTGTTGACCATTTAATTACTATTGGTGATACTCAATATGCGCCGGGGTGATGATGTTTAAGACCATCGGTAGGTTAGCAGTACGGTATATAGCACATGTGCCGCAGCGGTCCGGGGATTCCTTCAAGTATCCAGATCCAGCGGGTAGCCGGAATGTGCAAGCCAGGCAAGTACGACGGCCAGAGACGTTTCACCAGCGTGGCGATCAGGTGACAGCCCAGACGATATCTGAGTGGCTATAAAAACAGATGGGAGCCGGTGGAATCCCGGCACACAACATGAAAGCGCACTCCATCAACTATCGGTTGTGGATGGCAGGTAAATAAACGAACGGAGTGCGCTTCCAGTTGTGTTAACCGTAGTAGCTGTACCAGATGCTGTGTGTAGTCTTGGCGGTCGGCAGTTTTGAATGTCCTTAATGTCGACCGCCCCTTTTACACAACTGAAAGCGCGTTCAGCGTTCAACTTGAGAGGCCGTAGTCGTTAAATCAACTCAGGAGAACGCGCTTCCAATTGTGGAGAAGCTAACTGGCGGTGGCAGCCGCCCGTTTCACTAAGTGCCCTGGTTGGGTGCTTATTAAAACGAAACCCCATTATTTTTTGTCGCCAGTCGGCGAGGGATTCGTGCAACCAAAATTCAGCGCTGTGCAGAGCGCGTATAACACGGAGAAACTATCCATGACGAACACACAGAACGTCACCGAGTTACAACCACGCATGACCCGGGAGGAGCTGATAGACGCAGCACGTAAGGCCGCCCCTCTCCTTCCGCCAGCTTATCGCGGCATTATGACCGAACTGGCTAACCGCCTGGACTACACCAGCGTCGCTCTTTGCGAAGCGATGGCTCAGCGTAAGGAACTGGCTGTTCAGAACGCTACCTTGCGTGAAGATGTCGCAAGCTGGGCCAAAGAGTGTGACCGCATTGTTGAACGTCATACGAATACCCGAACCAATATGCATTTACTGGAAGCCCAGCGAGAATTGCGTGAGCTGTCACCCATCGTCATTTCCCCAAATAACGAGGTGGCTCTCTGATGGCTAACTCATTCAAGCAAATGACACGTGACGGCACCATCAAACGTACCGATACCGGGATGTTTATCAGCCTTGACCAAATCCATGTGCGGGAAGGTTTCAACAAACGCGAAGATGATGAACGTACCCGCCAGGCAGATGATGACCTCTTCAACTACTTGATGAACGGTGGTTCTGTTCCCCCGCTGGAGGTTATCGCCCGTGATGAAGGTGGAGTGTGGGTTGTTGAAGGCCACCGTCGGCGTCGCTGCTATGCGCGCTGTGCAGAAGCTGGTAAGCCAGTAGACCGCATCCATATCATGCCGTTCAACGGTAACGATGTTCAGCGCCTGGCGCGCATCATGACCAGTAACAACCAGCTCCCGCTATCTGATATGGAACAGGCAGCTGTTATTCAGGAGCTTCATAACGCCTTCAACCAGACCACCAGCGAGATTGCAAAACTGGTCAACAAGTCTGTCCCTACTGTCGAAAAACTTCTGCTTCTTAGCACAGCCAATCACGACGTTCAGAAAGAAGTTAAGTCCGGGACCGTGTCTGTAGATGTGGCCGTTGACCGAGTAAAAGAGTTTGGCGAAAAGGCCGGTGAGGTTCTTCAGAAGGATAAAGCTTCTGCTGCCGCCAGGGGGAAAAAGAAAGTCACCCGCAGCGTTATAGCGCCGGAGATTAGCGTTAAGAAAGCGCGCCGCCTTGTTGAGTTGATAAGCCTGGCCGGGATAAGTGACACGGGCATCATCTCTCTCGAAGGGTTGGCGCATGCAGAAGCCATGGAAATTATCGACGAGCATAAAGCCATAGCTTCACAACGTTCAGGAGCACCAGCATGAAACTGAATTATGAAGAACTTGAAGCTAGATGCGCGGCGCTGGCTGCGGAGAATGCGGGCGCTCGCAATGCGGTGCAGGTATTTTGCGATGTAGTTGGTGCAAATACAGACGCTATCTGCGAAGAGGTCGGGCAGGACGGTGTGAGGGCCATCCTTGCAGCAATGAGCGCAACGGGGAACATGCCAGCGACCGACGCTTTCCTGGCTGAAGTGCGGGCGCAGGGTGTGGATGCGTTAGCGAAGACCTTAGAAGGGCTGGTTGCCGTATCTGTGACGCGCTCTTACATCACTGAGTTCGCCGCCCAGCTTCGCAAAGGAGTGCAGTCATGAGCAACATCGACAAACGCGCATTACGCGTATTAGCCACGGCTTTAGATGGTGATGACTGGCACGCTGAAGGGAATAGTGTTTATGGCGGTCGTTACGATGTAGGTGACAATGTTTGCTATGACCACATCGCGAGCTGCGAATCTGTTAATGGGAAAAGCCCTCACGCTGACTTCATCGCCGCAGCAAACCCCGCCACAGTGCTGGCGCTGCTGGATGAGCTGGAAGCCGCAGAAAGGGAACGAGACAACTGGCGCACTTGTTTTGATAACGAGCGTTTTAGAGCTGATAAGTTGGCAGTGGCATTTAAAACAGAGCACGAGCAATTAGTAATGGCTAATGGAGCGCTTATCACGCAGCACATGAGGGCTAACGGGGCAGAGAAGAGGATTGTTGAGCTGGAGGCGCGGGAAGTGAATGGTAGGTTTCCATTACCAAAAGATTCGTCTCAAGGATGGAAAATCGATCCTGAATTCATTAGCAAAATTCAGGATGCAATTGGGCATGACGAAGAATGTCAGTGCTGGGAAGGTTCACCATCAATGGAGATGGTTGAGGTCGTATTAATCGCCGCCGCTGCAATAAAGATGGATGAAAGGGGGTAGTCATGGCACTGACGAAAAAGCAGCGCGCAGAGTTGCGTATGAAGTTCGGTGGTCGCTGTGCTTATTGCGGGTGCGAATTGCCTGAAAAGGGATGGCACGCTGACCACGTTGAAGCGGTACTGCGCAAATCAGAGCAGTGTATGAAGGCGGCTGCGAAAGGCATCTTCAAACTGAAGGCGACTGGTGAATTCTACAGACCAGGGGCGGATAGGCTGGAAAACCTATTCCCGGCATGTGCGCCCTGCAACTTACTGAAAACGTCCTACTCGCTGGAAATGTTCAGAAAGCAGGTATCTCTTCAGGTTGAGCGCGGACGCAAAAGCTGCGTGAATTTCCGCACGGCAGAGCGTTTCGGCCTTATCGAGGCAGTGGAGAAGCCAGTGGTGTTCTGGTTCGAACAGTATCAGGAAGGAGCAGCATCATGATTACCCTTACCAAAGAATGGCTCCAGCAGACTATCGCTGAGCTTGAAGAAGAGCGCGATGCGACACCAGGCGCAGTAAACGAAGATGCGTCCAATGCGCTGGCGGCGATGAAGCTAGCGCTGGCATCGCTCGAAGCGGAGTCGGTGTCAGTCAACGACGATATGGCTTATGCATTCCATCATGCGATATCAGATTCATCATTAGGCTCTGACGAAGTTGAAGAAATTAAGGCTGGGTTGCGTGCTGCATTCGCTAATGTCACCGCCCCGCCAGCGCCGGTATCTGTGCCCGCTGCGATGGAAATGGATGATGACTTTGACAGCGCGTTTGAACACGGAAAAGCTGTCGGCTGGAACGCCTATCGCGCCGCCATGCTTCAGGGTGCCGATCGAACAAACTACCGCGCTATCGTTGAGCGGATAGCTGAAATAATTCATGGCAAAGTGACTGATATCGATCTGCTTACGGTAACAGTTAAGAGCATGAAGGATAAATTGCAGAAATAAACACCGGGTGCAGCCGGTTAAGTGGAGAGCTATACGATGAGCGGACAAAGCCAACGTTTTCTTACCCCTGATGACCTCTATCAGCTTACTGGTTATCGCCGCCCCTCCCTTCAGTGCAAAGCGCTGAAAGAAAGCGGTGTATTTTTTGTACCACGAAAAGACGGCAGGCCGGGAACTACATGGGATCATGTAACTAATCCTGCTGGACTGAAGCTGGTAGTGAACAATCCAGAGGAAGAAGAACCAAACTTTAAGGACATGTAATGCCTAGAATCCGCAAAAACCCAGAAGATAACTGGATGCCGCCCCGCGTTCGCCGGGGCAAATCAGCCTATGAGTTCAGAACGCCAGACGGCAGAACTGTGAGATTGTGCAATCGCGATCTTACCAAGTCTCAGGTCTGGGCTGCCTATGAAAACTTCATCAACGATATCAAGGTTGGTTCCAACTTCCATGCTCTATGCGAAGAGTTTTTTAACTCTGGTGATTTCCATGAGCTGGCAACAGAAACCAGAAAGGATTACCGGAAATATGGTTCAAAGGTAAATGTCGTTTTCGGCAAAATGAAACCAGAAAACATCAAGCCAGAGCACATCAGAAAGTATATGGACAAGAGGGGGGTTAAGAGCAGAGTTCAGGCGAACCGAGAGAAAGCCTTTATGTCGAGGGTGTTCAGGTGGGCATATGAGCGCGGCAAAGTGAAAATGAATCCATGCCAAGGCGTAAAGCAGTTTAAAGAGCAGGCGCGCACACGGTACGTGACGGACAAAGAATATGATGCACTATTCAGTGTTTCGTCGGTGCCGGTGAAAATTGCTATGGAGTTGGCCTATTTATGCTGCGCACGCCAAGGAGATATTCTGGATCTTAAAAAGAGTCAGATACTGGATGAAGGGATTCTAATTCAGCAAAGTAAGACGGCAGTGAGTCAGATTAAGGCGTGGACAGTGCGTCTATCAAATGCGATCACCCTAGCCGATTCCCTTCCGTTAAATACTGGCATGGTGAGCCTTTACGTGATCCACCAGCAGTCTGGTTCTCGTTATACGCGTGATGCCTTTAATGCTCAGTGGATGAAGGCGAAAAAGTTAGCCGCAGAAAAATTTCCTGAGCTCGAATTTAACTTCACGTTCCATGATCTGAAAGCTAAAGGGATATCTGATCTGGAAGGAACGCTGCATGAGAAACAGGAAATCTCAGGCCACAAAAATGCTTCGCAGACAGCAAGATATAACCGAAAAATATCTGTAGTGCCGGTGGTTGGGGGGCAGTAA